GTTCCCTTGATTGTCTTGGTCATTGAACCAAAGACAACCTCGTCAATTTCAAAACACATAGATACGAGTTCTTGGAACAGGCGTGCAAACTGTGCCTGAGCTGATTTAATCTGTGTATCAAATCCAGCCTGTAGTGCTTGGACTCCACGACCTGTAACAACAGACGCGCTGATATCTCCTGAACGAGATTCTGGATAGCGAGCACCTAAGCGTAATTCACGCTCAAGGACCCCAGACTCAGTAAAGACTCCAGGTGGTAGTTCTAGTGGAACACGACGAATGTTCTGTGGCTGAGATGAACGCATAATTGCATCTGGTCCAAGTGCAAGTTCTTGCACATCTTGTGGAATAGCAATAGGTGCTTGGATAGACTTCTCAGCGGCTTGAATCTGCAATACTGCAAAGCGAGCACGAGCAAGTTGTACTGCTAGTACATCATCGAACTGACCACGTGCTTCGCCATCTAATGATGAACGAGTAACTACACGTGCTAGACACTTACCAATCTGGTTCTTGACACGAGAGATAACTAGGTTCTCACGCTCTGGTAGGTAGATAAGGTCTTGGTCTTTATCGTGGTAGCGCACCATTGAGATATATGGAGATGATGTCTGGTAGGCACGACGGTTAATAATCTGATCGTAGAACTCTGGGTACTGTGAAGCTAATGTCTCAGCATCTGTTACGACTACTTGAGTCATAGAGATACAGCGACCAAAGCGGTCTACTTCAGGATATACACCAAAAGGATTAAGCAAACGGATACGAGGGTTGTTTGTCTCGTAATCCATTTCAATAATTGCTGGAAGCAAACCGTATGTGTTGTACCAATCAGCACCGGTATACATCTGAAGTTGTAGGTCAGATGAACCGACGTAGTAGTTGGCAATACGAGTACGGGTGTCTGCTGCCTTACGTTGTGCGTCAGAGACCATATTGGTAGCTGAGCAGTTAAAGGAAGGTAGCGGTGCCATTGCTTCTGCAAGGTCACGTGCTGCAACGTCAATGAAGTTAGCGACGAGAGGCTTTGGATAGTCCTCTGAAAACATTGAAGGAAATACCTTAGAGATATCACCTTGACGCACGGAGAGAACATCGCGCATACGCTGGTCACGCGCTGATGAGCGTGTCTTTAAGCGCGATAGTTTCGCGTCAACTTCTTTGACTGATAACAAGTGGGGTCCCTACTTAGACTTTAAGTTTTTTGACTTTACGTTTTTCATAGTTTTTTTGTCGTATGTATTTGGAAGTTTTTTAGCAAATTTAATATCACGTGCTTTTATATCATCCGCTACTTTAGCAGCGTTTCCATAAGCAGATTTTGGATTTTGCTTAAAAGCTTTTATATTAGCTTTGGCTAGATTTTGTGTTACTAAACGTTCTTTAGCATTCTTTTTTGCAACAGCCTTCTTGACTGGAGAAGCAAGAGACTTTCCTTGTGCTGCTTTTAATGCACGAGCACTTGCTTTTGTGGCAGCCTTTGTTGCTACCTTTTTAGCTGCGTCACCTGCAACCTTCTTGGCAACAGCACGTGCTGCGGCTCCTACTGCTAATCCTATTAATGGTGCTGGCATTTTATTTTTCCTTAATTAGTTTTCTTGTATAATCCTGGGTACTTCTTCTCAAGAGCTTTCTTTGCGCCCTTTTCGTATTCTTTTACACCTTGAGGTGAAGTGCGCTTTTGGATTGCTTTAACTGCTGCTGGTCCTGTAAGCGGCATCTTAGCCTTTGTCTTTGGATTGACAGGCTTTACTTTTACCTTTGGCTTTGGAGTTGGTTTCATAGCCATTATTTTTTGCCAGCTTTCTTAACAGTTGATTTAGATTTTGATTTTGATTTTGATTTATCTACAGCTTTTTGTGCTACAGCTCCAACTGCTACTCCTGCAATTATTCCTTTTGTAGCACCGACTCTTTTACCAACCTTATAAGAACCTTCAAGTTGTTTAGCGCGAGCTTCTTTTTGCGCTTTGTATCTTGCTTTATTCTTTTCCAACTTATCAAGATCTTTATTCTTCAAAGACTCAGCAGATTTATTTTGCTTAACAAGAGCACGGCGTTCTGCAGCGCTAAGTTCGCTGCCGCGATATGAATAGCCACCAGGGCCACGTCCTGAACCGCCAGCGATTCCTTCAATACGATTGGCTGTAGCCATTAGCACTTACACGCTTTCTTTGACTTGCCGCACTTCTTACACTTCATATCTGACTTCTTAATCATTGTCTTAGCCATTATGATCTCCTTAGATGAACGTTTTGTTTTGCTCTGCGAATAGTTCATCTAGGTTGACAACTGTTCGCTTGCCTATCTCGTGACGAGAAAGGAATGGGTTTGCTAGGTGATGCTTTGAGTACTTGCCGTAGTTGAGCATCTCACGGGCGCGGATTTCACAGAACCAGAGCGCCATCACTAAGTCAGTCTTACCCTTAGTAGTCGGTGACCACGTAATCAATTGCTCTATCAGAGCCTTGACATTCTCAGTCTGATCTGAAGGTAAGTGAATAAGATTATCTCGATGGTGCTTGCCATCGTGCTGCTTGGTACCAAAGAGGCTAGACATAGAGGCTACGCCGAAACCAGCATCCCATTTATTAGAGCCGGTATGGTGTTCCTTAAATTGAACGCCACGTGTTGCTAGGTGCTGACGGATACCTTCATCTTGCGTAAGGAACGACTGGAAAGCGTTCTTCTCTACTATCCACTCACTAGGTGAGTAGATAGAAGTCCAGTCAAAGATTAAGTTACGGATTGCAGCCGGTGATGGACGACTAATCTTGATAGCATCTACGATGTATCTCTTATTCGTACTGCGGTCTACTGCATAACAGATAGCTGCAGTATCACCAATCATTGCAGGGTCTAGCCCACAGATAATACTAAAGCCGTTTAAGTCTCGCGGATGTCCTGGATGACCGGCGGTTAACGGACCCGACTTACGCATTCCATCAATCGAACCACGAACACATACAGGGTCAAAAGCAGAGTCATCTGATATGTCCTGTTGTTGGTAGATCAATGCCCACGTTGAGGCATCCATTGATTGTCGTTCATTAAATAAGTTGCGGCCTGACCAGCGTGGGTATAGTCCAGTAACCTCATCCTTATCGGATTCAGCCTGACCGTCAAAAGGTGCATCTGATGCAGGCCACAAAGTCTCCCACTTGTCGGGGTTCTCATCAGCCGTTAAAAGCGCTGGCATTGCTAGATATGTCCAAGGGACTAGACCGCCTGGGTATCTATCTTCATTGCGTAGTTCTTTGTATAAATCTACAGATGCTACGCGGGTACCGATAATAATCAGTTTACCTGTTGGGTTAAGGCGGGACCGCACGTCCTGCGTTAGCCACTTAATCTGACGCTCAAAGTCATTGGCGTTACTCAAAGTAACAGCGTCATCTACAATAATCATATCGGCACGCTTGCCGTAAATCTGACCGCCGATACCGACGGCTTCAATGTTTGGATCTTTTTCACCTGACTCGCGGAGTTCATCTCCGAAGGTGATACGGGTTGCCTGCCACGATGCTGACTTAGAGTTAAAGCCAACACCAGCAGCGTAAGCCTGCTGGAGTTGCTCATACATCGGGTGGGTAAGTCTTTGCTTAATAGCGTAGAGAAAGTCTGCTGCAAGTCGCTGAGTCTGGGAAACAATCAAAACTCTAAAGTTTGGGTTCTGGGCTACCATCCACGTTACGTAGTCTACGGTTATCGTCATAGACTTGGCGTGGTTTGGCGGAATGTTAATCAGGATGCGGTTATTGGCAACACCTGGCTCATACTTCATAGCGGGGTGTAACCAGCCGGGCTGCCTGCCCTCGATGACATCTACGATGTTCTTCTGATGGGCGAAAGTCTTGGAGTGCAAAAAGCGCTCACGGAATTCTTCAAAGCTGATATCGTGGACATCGCCTGAGGCAAAGGACTTGTCCTTTAGGCCGAGACGGGTACGATCAATTTTATCGGTGAATACTTTGTCGGTACGACGGTAGTACTCATAGGTCTTCATAGACTTACCGGCTGAAGCGCAGGCTTGCTCTATGGTCATACCCTCTGCTACAGCCGCCAGGATAATTCTCTTGGCAATGTCGGCGGAATTCTCTGCCACGTATATCTCCTCAAAGCGCCGAGTGGCGCGGAATGCCTTCTTCGTTTATACCGGCTTGAGGATGTTTTTAATAAAATACCGGTCTAGGAATTTGATAGAACTATCCCAACTAAAACCTGCGACTGCAGGTACTGGTCGGGCTTAGCGCCCGAACGAGCCACAGCGAAGTGAGGGGTAAAGGCTAGCTCGTCCTTAGGGGACTCGCGGAGCGGTAGCGTAGCGCACCATTCGGGGCTTCCCCTGCTTACAGCCCCTACTATATAGAAGGCAGGAAATTTAACTCATTTCCCGCGTTGGTAAAAAATACTTTATAAATGTGGTACACATCACAGGTTTTTAATAGCTGACCTGCGGTTTTACCAGATCACCATTTCACTTTAGGAAAAATATTTTTGGAGGGTACACAGTACCACCCGCGCTGGATTTAAGCAACGGGGGGTTGGTTTTCTGCCCGTCTAGACGTGCCCCCACCCCCTATGGGGCGCGGTTGGCGGTTGGTTAAGCGGGGCGGGCTTTCTAACCTCTCGGCACTTTATTAACATCTCCCGCAGCACTATTAAGTAACCGCTCTAATACCTAAGCAGCTCTACCCCGCAGCTACTCACCCGATAGCTCTAGCAGCTCGCAGCTCTCTATCTATCGCAGCTCTCACCGGATAGCTCTACTCTTTCGCAGCTCTACCCCGCAGCTGCTTATCCTCTCGCCACTTATCGCCGGCAGCTATCTACTGCGCCACGCCCGAGCGCGTGGGGAAAAGATCCGTTCCCCTAATAGCTGCGACACGGTTAAAAGATAGTTACGAAATAGACTTGCCTATACCGTAGAGTCCGGTATACACTAGAGGCACGGGCGCAAGCTCTACCTACCGAGAGAAAAGGATAAAGTAATGAGCGATTACAGCACTCACGAGATAGTTGTAAAGGTAGCTATTCGTGTATCGGCTTATGATAGAGAGCACGCAGTAAACGTGGCAAGTAGTTTATTGTCACCCGTTACGGGCGTTATATTCGTAGTAGATGGTAAACAATTAGAGCACTCTATGAGCGATGCGATACTAGAGCAGATTAAGGGCGCAAGCTACGAGGAGGGAATGCGCGACGCGCTTAACTATCTTGCCGAGCTTTACGAGGGAATAGAAGAGACTGACCTATGGGCCGATTATATGAAAGAGGGAGCTAACTAATGAGCACACAACTAGAGCCAACCGCTAAGCTATCTTTTCCGTGTAGCTGTAACGGTTGCCGTAACTATCCAACACGTCCCGCCGAGATATGGCACGAGAGTCAGATAGCAAGTAAGGCACAGGGCTACTTTTTTAGTAAAGATACTATGCGCTTTTTTAAGTCTAGAATTGTAGACTTTAAGCCCGTAGGCATAAGCCCGCGGGGCGTAGATAGCTTAATGGTTATCATAAGTAATAAGCGCGACGACGACGCCCGCTATTATGAGATAGTAACCCTCTGCCCATATGGAGAGCTCGGGCGAGAGTGGGCTAAGGATAGCGACGGCTCACCTATTACCAACTATCCAACACTTAATAAGGCGCGTAAGTCTGCGCGGTGGAATTGTACAATAGCTGCGCAAATATGCGACTGCCACGGCTGCCAACTAGATAAAGCGGGGCGGTAATTATGGAGAATTACACGGTGACCCTTAACGGCGGGGGAATTACTTATTCTCCCTCCACTTACGGGTGCGACTATTGCGGTTATACTGATAGCGATAAGAGCTACTTTACACTAATAAAGGGAGAGCTTTACTGCTCTTTACACACAGGGGAGGCTAAGTAATGAGACTAACACGGCGCGGGCGCATAGTGCGGGCGGTGGCGATAGCTGCGGGGCTTGCGCTCTTATGGTGGATAAGCGGTAACGTGTGGTACGTAGACGGGTGGTGTATCGGGTCAATGCGTGAGTGCGTAAAGCTCTAGCGGTGTACGGCTCTCGCCCGCTTGCGGGCGGGCGGGGGCAGTCTGCTACTAGGCAGAGATAAGAGAGAGGGCAAGAGATGGACAGTAAATGCGAGCAGTGCGGGCAAGTGTTGGATCTTTTAACGGCATTTACCCTTTATAAAGTCTGCGGTAAGTGTACGCGGGCTAACCATAAGAGAGTGAGGGCGGGCAAGTAATGGACACACTAGAGAGAGCAACTAGGGCAGTAGAGCTTATGCTTATGAGCTTAGATTATAAGACTGCGCCACGTTACGATAAGGATAAGATAGAGCAAGCGAGAGCGGAGGCAAGCGAGGGCTTAAAGCTCGCGCTTGCCCTACTTAATGAGCGCAAGGGGGCGGGTAAGTGAGTAACCACTGCGAGGTGTGCGGGTGTGAGTATCTATGGGTACACGGGTGCGGGGATACCTGTAGCTGCGTACTATGCGAGCAGTGCTTAGAGAGTGTGATTACGCTTACGCTAGAGGCTTACGGTAACGGGCAACTAATGAGAATTGACTGCCCTAAGTGCGGTGTGAGCTACGATACTAATCTAGATCCGATAGAGAAAGAGGGGGCAAGTAAATGAAGATAGAGCTTACGATTACGCGAGAGAGTAACGGCGTGTTAGGTAACTATTACGTGGTGAGCGCGTGGCAAGGGGAGGCGTATCTCGGTAGAGAGGTGTACGCGAGCTATACACGGGCGCAAGCGAAAGAGCGAGCACTAGACACACTAGAGCGAGAGGGTGGTCTCGGTCTCTATCGGGGCATAATTGTAGCTAAGTAGGGTATAGTACGGCATAAGTGGTACGCCACCCGCGCTCACTCTCTCCTCTCGGTAGGGGGAGAGAGTGAGGGCGAGAGGTAGATCACCTCACACGAATAAGAGAGAGCGAGAGGGCAAGCAAGTGAATAAATACGGCGCAATATGGAAAGAGCTAGAGCTAGAGATAGAGGCAGAGAGTACTTATAAAGCGCAGCAACTAGCGTTACCGCTATTCCAGGCAAGAGCCGGACGGCGTAAGGTTAAGGGCTACGAAATTACAGTAATGCTTATGGAATTAGACGGCGTGGAATATATCCACGTGGCAAGCTAAAGAGAGGGCAAGTAAATGAGTAAAATGAAAGAGTGGCTCTTAGATCGTCAAGAAAATGGTGATGATGGTACGGGCTTTACCGATTACACGGACGAGGGAGAGTGCGATAAGTGCGAGGATACTTACGAGCTATCCGATAGAACTAACCGATGCGGTGAGTGCGGTAATTGTAATAAATGTTGTACACACGAAAGAGAGAGAGCAGACAGTGGCAGTCATCTGTACTTATGATGGATGCGAGGCAGAAAACGAAGACTATGAAAACTACAACGGGACTTATTGGTTTCGTTGCTATAAATGCGGGTGGGACAATGAAGTTGTCTACGCCCCCTGGAAATGAGGGAGAGAGAGAATGACAGAACCAACGAAGGAATACTGGCAAGCAAAGGCACAACTCTGCGAGAAGGTGGCTATGGATCAGCTATTAAATGCCGATAGCGCCGGAGCTATGCGTAACCTAGAGCGTATGGTGTATGCGCTTAGCCGTGTAGGTATCGAGAATAAGAGAGAGGGAGAGTAATGAGTGAAGTAATAGCCTTTCACCCCAAAGTATCACCCCTATTCACCTTCTACGAGGTGGTAGAGGGCGAGGGCAACGCAGTATGGGGCGGCAACGACCCGATAGAGGCGGTCAAGTGGCTACGCCGTAGCCCTATCAACTCACGCTTACTGGTATCAGGGTGGGACGCAGAGGACGAGGATGCGATGCTCGTAGGTCAGCCTATGGACATCACTAAGATCGTATTCGCCACGTTAGCGGGAGTCCTATGATACTGGGAATCATCGCGGTAATGATACTCTTCTACGTAGTCCTAGTGGTGGGAGATAAACTTAATGACTGATGAGCAGGAGACTAAGACGGTCAGTGGCAAGCAAGCTATCTCATACCGTAACTACAGACGAGCGAGAGATCGCGCACTGGTGAGGCTAACACACGCTTACCCCGACACATACAGGCAACTGTTAGCAGAGGAGAACGCCTTTGATGAGGTTAATGGTAAGAAGTGGGTTGGTATTAGCGGTAGCACTAACCTTGTTGTGGGTATTCACACCCGAGCCAATGGGGCGACAGGACCTATCGCCGTCCAAGCCAACGCAGATAAGAGAGAGAACCAAAGCTACAATGGAGGAGAAGCGTGAGAACAAGGCACTTATCGTTAGTTACTCACGAGCACTCGGATACAGTAAGAGAGAGCGAGCCTGCCTTATCTCACTTTGGACCCGTGAGAGTCGGCTTGATCACCTCGCAGACAACCCAAAGTCAACGGCTTTCGGAATTGCTCAGCTCCTTAGAGAGCGCAGTCGAGAACCTGAATTACAAATCCTTCACGGTATACGATACCTTGAACACCGCTATCGAGGCAGTGCGTGCCGCGCTCTTGCCCACTCAGACAGACGAGGCTGGTACTGATGTTTAGATACTGGCTATTGTTCGGGATAAAGATGGGGTGGGTGAGCAAGCCATACTGTGCTACACACGACGGTAACTATGAGTTTATGACTGATGAAGAACGAGAGGAGTGGGACGAGGGCGGCGATCCTTGCCACACTGCTATCTCTCTGTTAGAATAATCTAGCCTCTCCGTTCCGAGAAGTAGAGCCACACTGTTACTTGCCTTCCAGTGTGGTTTTACTTTTTCTTAATCCAATACTGAGTGTTAGCTACAACTAAATCAAACTCATCTCTATGGCGTTCAGCAAAGAGGAGGATGCCAGCTTTAGGTGATTGAGAGGGAGGCAAGTCAGCTCCCCACGTGAGATCATCAAATGCCATAATGCCACCGGACTTAAGTAAGGGCCACGATAGTTCAGCATCAAGCAAGACACCTACTGTTGTATGGTCTGCGTCAATGTAGATGAAGTCAAAGTGCTCGCCTAACGGACGATCACAACCATATTGTGCCAGTAAGAAACTGGTAGTTGTACACCGTCTAACGTCTATTCGTTTTCTATAATTAGATATCTTATTAAGATAAGTTTCATAGACATCATCAAAGTCCATAGACTTATGCTCATCTTCATCACTGCCTTGCCACGTATCTACGTCAGTCAACTCAGAGTCTTGACCAGTAAGGATATTCTCCATTAGCCACACACTGGCATCGCCAGTGAAGGCACCGAGCTGAAGATAGTTTAAGTTAGGCAGACCAGCATCTTGTATCAGATAGGTAGCAAAGTTATCTTGAGCACTCTTAGAAAACCAATTAGGATAGTCAGCCACGTTAGCCTCCAGTAGAGTAGAATCCAGGTGCGTTGAACTTGATACCACCTACACTATAGACACGATCCATAGGAGTATGGCAGTCAAAGCAGATAGGTGCATTAGCCTCAGCGTGGATGCTACGTTCGATAGTGAGTTCACTCTTACAGGTATCACACTTGTAATCATAAATCATAACTTAATAGCCTCACTGATCTCCAAGTAACCAACTATCTTTGGTACCTTGTTTCTGTTATCAAACTCAGTACTCGCTGGCATCAGATGAGTCACCCACTCTGGCTCTGGTATCTCGTTGATATCAAAGGAGTAAATGCCAAGTGGAGTGGAGTTAATGTAGAACGGAAGCAGGTTGTACTGCACTGCTAGTTCTATTAGTTTGCGGTACTTCATCTGCTCTATGAGCAGGTCTGAGTAGTGTGTAACCCTGCACTTGAGTTCAATGAAGTGACCAGCCTTGTAACTGATACAGTCAAAGACATCATAAGTACCCTCACTTTTAACTAAGTCAGGATAGATGTCTTGCTGTAAGTAAGCAAAGAGTTCTGCTTCAGTTGTCGGAACCATAACCTTTATGACCCTCCCAACCTTGTGCTTTGTGAATAGCACTGTCTTTTGCGTGACGTTTAAGGTAAGCAAATAAACTTTTATCTGTATCAGCAGATATAGTTACACCACATATACACTTGAAACTGTATCTCATCGGAAAGGTGAGTCACCACCTAATTCAATGAGCAACTTACGCATCGCACTGTTACATCTGCGGTCAGCAGTTGAGATAGCACACTCAAGTATCTGACTGATCTGTGCAAGGGTAAGGTTCTCGTGATAACGGTAGGTAAGTACCGTTCTCTGGTTCTCTTTTAGTTTTAAGAAAGCATTCTTGATATCAAATAACATAGCAAGAAGGTTGCCACCTTCTGCTGGACTAGACGACCCCTTCGGTTGTCCATCACGTATCATCTCTTGTGCTTGCTCTAACACTGTACCGTCTATGATGGATGCAATAACAAAGGGTAGAAGCTGAGCAACGGTAGCACTCTCGTAATAGGCTTCATCGGTTATGTGATAGCCAGCCTTAGCAGCCTTCTCCTTGCGTGCGTATCGCTCTGCTACACGCCTCATCTGCCACGCTATACGCTGCTCGTTATGCTTGCGTTCTTCAACATCTTCTATATTTAATTGGCTATTGATATATTCAGTGCGACTCATAGCCCACATCAAACACTCTTGCCTTACATCCTCTGCCTCAACGTATGACTTGAATCGCTGGACAATACTGTTTGCCATAGCGGGTACAAGATCATTGATGATTGGATGTACGTCACTCATCGCATCACCACTAACGCAGAAGGAAATGGTGCGGAGTTCTTTGAGCCACCAAACTTTAATCGTCCACGCAGAAATCTAACCTCGTGCATAATGCAACTGTCGTGCCACCAAGCAGTATCAGTTCGAGCTGGTACTAGACATACAACTGTTGCACTACTGGCTGCTTCCTGATGAGCCTTAGCGACCCATTGTTTAATGACTCGTCCGTAAGGTGGGTTCAACCAGATAGGTTTATCTGTATCTTTGTGCCACGCTCTAGCAAGTCCATCACGTCGTGATAAGTCAGGATGATCAGGACCATACCAGTTATCAGGTACAAGAGTAGATGCCTGTAAAGCTGCAGCATCTAAGCCAAAGTTAAACTCTTTGTTTATCTCATCAAAGAAATCTTTGGGTGTAGTCCACGTATCATCTAACGATGTACGCATACCTGTTGTGAAACCTTTGGTCACTCTTCAGGCCACGTTCCATCTAATACCATCATTGCAATAGCAGAATAATTTAGAAGGTCAATGAAGCTATCACGCAGAGATTCATTGCTAGGGTTAACGTTAGAATCAATAAGGTTGTTAATTCTGGCGACCTTGTCCCACATACGTACACGCAGACCATTAAGAGGTCCACCTGGACTAAGGCTGATGTTCTTAGGACCGTAATCGTGGTGTTTCTTAATGAGAAGATTGCCTGCTGTATCCAAGATGCGCCATACATCGGTAATAAACTCATCATCTACCTTACTGGCACCGGTCTGACCAACACTTGTTCGCTCTGGTAATCCGCT